GCCATTGCGACAGCGTCCGGAACATGAGTAATTGATTTTGTAAGGTTAATAGGAACTCCCAGAACATCCATAAGGTTTAAATATTCCTCAGACACGAGTGAGTTAGTTATACCAGAATCATCTCCGAGTACTGCATAATCCACATATTTCTCAATCTCAGCACGCATTGCTGCGATCTGGATGATAACATGATGAGTTAAAGCTAACATTGGAAATGAAGACCGAGCTCCCATTGGTTGACCAGTAGCATATCTGATTAGATCACCATTATTTGTCATGAAGTCACGTCCGACGAGAACGTTAGCCCATGAGTTCCCTAAAGAACTTGATGATAAAAGGAGATTGAGGATACGTTGTTGAAGAGTTATTGGCAATCTGTCAGTTGCTGCCGTTAAATCATAGCAGAATATTTCAAGTTCAGGATTCTTAGTCCATTCCCTTACTCTATCTGCTAGAGCGTGCTGGTTAAACGTACCGTCTTGAGGTAAACCTCTAAGAAAGTAGTTAATAGTGTTGTGTAATGGTGTTAATGCCATCTGAGTCCAGTAATCAAGTTGAGCCACTATCCGTGACTTCCCACCCCATTCCTCTATGTACGCTAGCTTACCTAGTAGTGGACTGCAGTTAGGGATGACCTCGTGTGCAGCACTGTGGATGCACCCGAGTAAGTTACGTAAGATTGAGAAAAGGCGTGAACCTTCCAAGAAAGCTCTAAGAGAGAGCAGTAGCGATGAGTTATGTGACCAAGCTCTTGAATCCAAGTGAGCAGTCCACGTTGCATCCCCATTTGGGCCACGAGTAGAAAGGACTTCCCAAGTGAAACCATGAGTCTGCTCTGCATATTGCTCCTTAAACAGAGCTGGTGTGATACCAAGGCGAGTAAGGGCTGCAGTTAGCTCAGCGTCAGTAGGGAATTCTGATACCTTAGAAGTAGGTGGGTCAGTGATAGTGCTGTGGTTAGGTCTGGCAGGAACAACGATAATACGATCCATAGAAAGAAGACTATATAAAGTCTGAGCAGCAAAGTCAGTGTAATGAACATCCTCTGTATCCTCAATTGCTTCCCAGAAAGCTTCTAGGTCGGTTAACATGAAAGGGCAGTTATTAGTATCATCCCATCGTTCTTCTCGTATACCAGGGTTGGAGATATCTCCACCTCTAATAAACTCTAAGAACCAACGACGGACAAGCTTTAACTCTGAAATAAGTTCACGAGCATCAGCGTCAAATTGCACAAGGATACGATTATAGAAGATACCGGCAATAGACATTAACCGTTGTTTGTAAGCTACTTCTGAAACATTCATTAAATGAACCAGTGCAGCGAACAGTGAGGCTATGTTATTCCGTGTAACCTTTCTAACCTCGTTCACAGATAGCCATGTTGAGTTTTGCATTAGTAATAATCCGTTTAATTGAGCCCTTAGGTGTTGTATAGAGATGGTAACAATTGGATCACCTTATCACACTAAAGTACTCTATTATAGTGCGCATTTCACAAGTGGCATAATCACTAGAGTCCATTTACTTGGCTTTAACACCACCTCATGGGAATGAATCTGACACTGAGTCATGTAGTTAAGGATACCTGGGCGTGCGATTCTGCCAGCTAAGCATTATCGGCTTTGTAAGCTTAAGATTAGTTACAGACGTTTTACCTCACTGTAATAACCTGAGATGTAAGAAAGGTAACAAAGTAAGTATAAGGCTAAGAATAGAGACAAGGTTCGGTTAGGTATGGGACTATCATCAGAATCTCCTCTGGTTAATCACTCCTCGGAGCCATGATGATATTTGCGCAATTAATGATTAAGGCAATCATGATTAAGCACCTCGTTGTTACTTACTTGCTATAAGAAAGCCTGGAAGCCACCCGTTGATTAGACGAAAGCGCGA